GGACTTCGCCTTACTACCCTTCTCAGTATAGTGCAGTTTTGCAGATTTGTCTTTGTCTTTAGTGATCACGGATTCTTGCCCATGCTTGCGACCCAATCGTCGCATAACTTTACCAAATCTACGCTTGCTCATCTTATCAGGTTTTGAAGTTTGATACGAAACTTCACGACCAGTTTCACCACTGCCATACTTGTATTCGCCCACACCCTTCTGGTGACCGATACCATGCTTCTTAAGGTCTTTCTCTAAACCTTTACGACCTTTACGATTCTTGTTTTCGTCTGTCCCTCTGTCAGCACTGATGTTTCCAGTAACCTGAGTCTTCGACTTTGTTAACATTCTAGTGGTAGGATTACCTTCTGAAAGGAATGCACTGAATGAAAGTGTAGATTGCTCATACTTGAGACCCTGAGCTCTCATAGCAGCCCTTTCTTTAGCAGCAGCCTTTCTGTCAGAAGAAACTTGTTTCTTATACTTACCAACTACTAGCTCAACATTTTTAGGTTTTGATTTACCTAACCCACCAGCACCACGAATGTTCATACCACCCATCGATGCCCCACCAGTAACGGATCTACCTTGACGGTTTACATTACCCTTCTTACCCTGCATTGCAGGAGTACTTACGGATCTAAGTGAGTTACCATCTGCCTTAGTATTTCTTGCTTCAGATACTTCTAAATCTTCTTTAAAGAATGCACCGAATGAAAGTGTAGATACTTCCTCACGCTTGATACCACCGATCTTATCGATAGCACGACCGATTGCTTTACCGATCTTATCGCGCTTACGCTCTTTGGGTTTGATGTTAGCACCTAACTTATTCAGTCTTTCAGTTGGAGTGCTACCACTCTTCTTGTAAGAAGACTGACGCTTAGAGTAGTCCATATAGGACTCACCAGATCTCAGTTTCTTAGGGTCTGCCTTAGGTTTTGCTGCATCAGCACGATCTTCACGGGCACGGGCATTTGCACCAGGACCACCTAGTTTACGATCCTTGTCAGGATCTGGATGCCAAGTATCTGCACGCTCAGTGATAGACTCTTCACCCAGTCTGCGTGCTACGTTACGAGCACCACGGGAAAGGGATCTTGCACCAACACCAACTGCTCTCTTGATACCACGCTTCAGTTTGCTACCAATTCTGCTGAGTAGACCAGGCTTCTTAGACTTCTTAGGACCTGAGTCACTACTGCTAGAGGAAGAATCAGAAGATGACGTAGTGGGATTGGAAGAAGTAGTTTCAGAATCCTTATCAGGGGAAGACGATTGAGTAGACTTGTAACCACTCTTAGCGGCACTACCCATATCTTTTGCGAGATTTTTCGCGTGTCCTGCTGCCTTACCAGCAACTTCAGCACCTTTAACAGCACCTTTGCGTGCCAGTGTGGCACCAGTCTTAAGACCAGACTTCAATGCAGACCCAACCTTCTGAGCAGCACTCTTAACTTTAGCAAGTTTATCGGATCTTGATGAAGCAGCAGATGATTTGTCCTTCAAGCGAAGAGCATTGACCTTAGCAGGACTGGTGACCTCAGTAAGTAAACTCAGTGAGTAGTCAACAGACTCACAGAGCATATCTGTGACGTTATCAATATCTCTACCTTCTACCATCTCCTCAACGAAGACTTCTGCCACGATCTCTTCAATGAGATCATCACTAAGGAGTGAGATCTCCCAGTCATTCATCTCAGCAAAGATGTCAACCTGATCGAAGACACTTTCTTTCCGCATCTTTACCTTTGCTTTGGCAATTTTGTCAAGGAATGCTTCCCCACCTTTTTCTTTTTTGATTTCACCATCACTTCTAACTCTACCAACACCAGGTCCGCCAGATTCTTTATCTTTAATTCTTTGGAATCCTACTTGCTGTGCAGATGCACCTTCAATTACTTCACCTTCTGGTTGATGTTCTGCTGATAATGCTGCATAAGGAACTGCTTTCCTATCCTTAATGGCTTTTTCTTTCTTTGCTTTCTTATCTCTTTCCAATCCTTTCGTAACACCTTTCTTAACAAAATCAACCACACCTTCAACACCTTCAGACTTTGTAGACTTTGTAAGGGCACCCCTACCTCTAATTGGACTCACAATTGCACCAGGACCATGCTTGTCAGTAATTTGCTTCTTGACAATATCCAGTGCAGATGGACCACCAGAAGGTTTCTTCTTACCAACCGTATTTGATGCAGCAGGTTGTTTATCATACCTAACATTGCCATCCACACCACCACGTTCCATGCGGCGATCCTTCAGTCTATCTGCACCTTCCTCAGATACAGTCTTCTTAACATCCTTAGCAAACTTAACAGCAGTCTTCACACCAGATTTAACACCTGCTGCAAATTCCTTAGCACGTTTCTCAGGTACCTTACCCTTAGCACGTTGCTTCTTATATGCTGCTTTGGTATCACTTACTGCTTTCTGATGTCTTTCGACACCTTTCTTAACAGTGTCACCAATCTTGCTGAGGAGACCTTTCTTAGTTGCTTTCTTAGCAGGTTGTGCAGCCTTAGCCTTGGGGACTGACTTCTCAACCTTTTTCTTGATCTCAACAACCTTAGGTTTTGCCTTTGGCTTAGGAGCAGTCTTTGCTTTAGCAACTGTCTTCTTCTTGGCAGCAGGCTTCTTCTCATCATAGTTGGTATTATCCTCGTCTCCATAGTTGCGCTTGGCAGCAGCAGTCTTAGCATACTCACCTTTACCTGCTTTCTTCCTGGCAGCGTCTCCAGAGTCAACCTTTGCCTTTACCTTCTCATATGAAGGAGCACTGACAGTGGCTCTCCTGGCAGACCTTTCTTCCATCAAATCTTCAGATGGAGGGTCGAGTATATACTCAACAAAATCTTCTAGTCCGACTTCCTCAACGATGAGGTCAATACCTTCTTCATTGATACCTTCATCTAGGAAGTAATCAGCAGCAACGTCAATCGCTGCACTGTTCCACTCCTCGGTGATGAATTCTTCTGCTTGTTGTTCTTTAAATGATAGCATGTTACCCACCGACGATTTGGACTTGCTCTACAACTACATTTGCACTACCAGCAGTGAGTTTAACTGCACGCTTAAGTGTGGGGACAGTGCCTGCTGCAACCTTTGCAGTAGCCAGACCATAATCAGCACTTGCTGCACTACTGTCATAGTCCGTAGTGATAGTGGTGTCTGTGACTGCTGTTACTTTCTTGCCATCAGCAACAGCTGATACAAAATCAGCTGTAAACGCTGCATCACCATTTGCTTCAGTTGCGATATAATCGCCAACGGCAAACTTGTGTGCGGGGGTGCCACCGCCAAGGACTATGATAACAGAAGTTGCTGAATCAGTCATTATACTGATTTGTGCATTACTTGACTTACCGCAAGACAGGAGCAGTGCTTCACCTGCTGCAAGTGTTACGGCAGGACCAGCGCCAATCTGGATCGTGGACGCTGATGCTGCATAGCAGCGAAGGACACCTGACTTCACCACAACGTAGCCACTGCCACTTGCAGAAATGGTTTGGGTGTCAATGACGTTTAATACTGACATTGTTAATACGTACTCCTACGATTACTATTTATCGCGTTGTTGTTTTAGAAACTTGGCGAGATCTGCTGTGCTACCTACAAACATGGTATTGTTTGTAGTGTTAACTTCTTTAGATTTTTTGGGATTTTCAATCTCGTTGACTTTCTTTTGAAGGTCTACGAGTTTATCCGCCACGTCGCCAACGTGCTTGATCAATTGACCAGCAACCTCAAACGCACGAGGTTGATCGGATTGTTGTGCTAAGTCAAGAATTCCATCCACTGCTTCCTGACCTTTTTCAATCAAAGAATATAGATTGCCACGAGTATACTCATAGTCTTTCTTCAATTGATCCCGTGTAGAGGTAGGATCCTCTACGGGCACAATAGGTTCAGGTTTTACTTCAGGGACGATTTCGCTAGCGACATCGAGTGCTTCCTCAATGCCGTCAAACTTACTCGTCTTGTCCTGTGACTGGGTTGTAATCTTTTGCATCGACATAATGAGATGAGAACTCGGAGAATCCAAAGTCGTCCGCAGGATCTGCATTGAGCGGATCTGGTTGGACTGTATAACGCAATTCGCGTGGTGCCTGACGGTCCACATTTGTTGCATAGTCCACTTGGACCTTCTTGATAATCTCGCCACTAGAGTCGCCTACAGGACCGTACAGGTATGTCTTAGCGACAAATTGTAGGCTATATACAAGTGTGCGACGAGTATCATAGTCACCCTCATATTCATCACTATAATCTACTGATGTAAGGGTGACAGGATAATCTCTTTTTTCACCAAGATCTGGGACCAGATTCATAGTGAGATTAAAACTTGGTTGGAAATATGGAAGAATCTGCTCCAAGATTTGCAGAGAGTCGTCCTGATTCTTTGCGAGGATTGCTAATTCAAAATTGATATTGTAAGGCACAGGCATGAATGCCTTTGTGTTAGTACCATCTGCCTTAGTATTTCTAATAGCAGAGATAGGTGACAACTTCCTAGTAGGATCATAAGAGATACCACCGATCTCAAACGAAACTCTAGGGAGAGTAATTTGTGCCTGATCTTGTGTGG